GCGGCGATGGCGGCCGTTAGTGAGATCCAGATAGGGCACCCTCGGGGTGTCCGGGGAGGACTGGGCGCGGAGCACAGATGGGGCGACGCCGAGTTCTGGGTAAGCTCCGTAAATGTCGTAGGCGCGGTCCGAGAAGATCGTGCGACGCCCGGCATTGAAGCGGAAGTCAGGCAGGGCCAGCTCGGAAGCGATGTACCCCGGCAGAGTGTCACTCAATTCAAGGGTGACCCAATTCACCCCGCTTGCACCTCCCAGGCGCAGGCGTCCGCTTGGGCCCGTTTGACGGATGAACCAAACATGGCCCAACCCCGCCGCCGGCGGCTGCTCGTAGCTGGGGAGCACTTGCAGGCCAGCCCGCAGGCCGGCGGCGCCTGTGCCTCGCCAGAGCAGAGAGTCGACAGGCTGCAGGGAAGCCCTCAGTCCACCGCGAGCGCGGAGAAAGACCTCTGGTCTTGCGGTAGACAGCCTGCCGCGCAGTCGCCCCTGCCCTGCCGCTACTAGGCGCGGGCCCTCCAGAGCGAAAGAGTCCAGCTGGAGAGCAAAGGGGGCCTCTTGCCACTGACTGGTGCTAATGACAACGCGATAGTCGCCGGCAGGAAGGCGCCTGCGGGCCTCGTCGGCCGGAGTATTGAGCGCATTGACGAAAACCGCCCGGCTGTCGTCCGCCAGGGCAATCCCGTGGCCGCTTGCGTCTTGCAACGCTGCGCCGATAAAACGATCAGTAAATGGCGAGAGCGGCAGGAGCCGCACAAAAACGGTCGCCGGGCGCGGCAGCTGAAAGGCCAGCAGCAAGGTGGCAGCGCCGCTGCTCTCGCCGATCGTCCCGCGCTGGACGCTGGACTGAGTGGTCAGCGGCCCCAGGTCCCGCCAGGGCCTGCCCCCTCCCTGGCCTGCCATTGAGAACTGCGCCGGCATCAAAGGCCAGCGTAAAGGGCACGAGCGCCCGGGGCTGCGGGCCTCAAGCGATAGGCCATGCTGCGATGCACAAGAGGACGAATTTGGCGCACGAGAGTGTCAGCCTGCCACTGATCAAAAGCCAGGGACATTTGCAGGCGCGGCCCTGGCGCGATGCGGCCCGGGACCCCAAGACTCTCGATCCAGCCGAGGATCTCAACGTCGCTAGGCCCAGGGCCGAACAGGCGCAGCTTGGCGCTTTGCGGATTGCGTTCTCCCTCGTCAAGCCAGGCAGCAGCCAGCCCCGGCAGCCCGACAGCGACCAGGGCCTCGCTGGTGATGCGACGGCGGTCGCGGGGGTAGAGGAGATCGTAAGCGCCCCAGAGTTCAGGGCAGGTAAACTCGGCAACCAGGTCGTCGTAGACCGAATCGGCGCCGAGCCGATTCCAGTGCACCTTGAAGCTGCCCGGCTGGGGATGAAGGCGCCTGAGCATCCTCACCTGGTGGTCCAGGTAGGTCTGCTCAAGCTCTGAGCGGCGGAGTTTGAGCCAGGGGCGCGAGCGCTTGCCGCGCAGGTCTAGCTGCCCCTTGGTTCCCAAGCAGTAGCAGATCACACGGGTCGCAAACGGGATCGCGGTCATTGAGGAGCTGGAGGAAAAGGTGGCGGCGCGAGGCGGGGCTGTAATCAAGCAACTGCTCAGCAGCCTTGGCGGCATTGGTCGAGTCCAAGAGCAGGGCAAGGCGCCGGCCGCGCAGACGGGCCCGGCAGTCGACACCCAGAATGGTCTTGATCCACTGAGCCAGCAGGACAGCCTCTTCCGCGTGGCGGGCCACGGAGCCAAGTTCGAAGCCGCGGGGGGTGCGGCGGCCGTGATCGCTGAACAGCCAGGCAATCGCTCGGGCACCGCAGAGCTCTAGGCAAGCCGAGGAGATCCGGCGGCTGCCGCGGGGTACGAAGAGGTTGTAGAGGGGCCGAAGACGATCGCTGGTGATTTTGAAGCGAAGCCCTGGCGATTGAGCAGTCCCCGGAGAAACCTGGGCGGCTGTCGGGAAAAAGTGCTGAATTTCAGCAACTTTTTCGTGGAAGTAGGCGGCCTGGCGCTGGGAGCCAGACCAGACGATCTCGATGTAACTGACCGTGGGGCGGCGCAACAGGTAGAAGCTGCCGCTGGAGACAAGGACAGAAGACAGGCCGCGAGCCTGGTCTGGCGTCATGCAAGTTTTCCCGATTCACCAGTCTTAGATTAAGACAGATCACGCGACACGGGAGACGCCACGCCATGTGGATCGACAACGATTTTCCAAAATTGCTTGGGGTTGAACTCCACCGGCCTCACCCGAGCTATGTGGTGGAAATGGTGTCGGCTCCCTTGGTCGTTTGGGATTGGGGTAAATCTCCCGGTCAGACCGTGCAGTTGGACCGCTACCGGTTCTGGGGGAACCCCGGCACCAAGGACAGCCGCAAGCGCACCGCTGACCAGACCCTTGGCACGGCTTCCTCCCGGAATATCATCAAGGACAAAGTGCTGGTGAGCCTCGAGGAGTACACCGGCCCCGCCGACCCGAACGACCCCGCCGCGCCTTCGACCTTCAAGGTGGCCCGCGAGACCCTGCTCACCGGTCAGCGACTGCTGCTCGACTACGGGAACATCACTATGTTCCACCAGAGCATTGGTTCGATGACCATGCTCGATGACTACCGTCGTTGGAAGGATCGCGTCTTCTCCGACGAACTGTTCAAGGCTGAGTCCAATGGCCCGGCTAGTTCCACCAGGGGTGGCTATTATTACCCTGGTGCCAAGGTTCGCGCTGCCAGCGCACCATTCCTCACCTACGCCGGCACCGGCACCGACACCGGCAAATTCTCGGTCGTCAACGACTTGCTGCCTGTAGTCAAAGACATGGGCGAGCGGAATGTACCCCGCTTCGACGATGGCTATTACAGGGCCATCTACGCGCCAACCGCGGGCATGCACCTTCGTCAGGACAAGGATTTCCGGGAAGTCGCTCGCTACCCCGGCAATGGGGCGATCGATCCGATGAATCCGTCATTGCATCCCAACGCCCACAACTTCCTGGGCATGGGCCCCGCTTACGGGCAAGCCGGTTCGATCAACGGTCAGCAAACCTCGCCCACGGGCTTCCTTTTTGAAGGCGTCCGCTGGTTCGAGTCGACCAATCTGGCAGCCAAGAGCCTCCAGGCGACGATCACCAGTGCGTCGATCACCAACGCTGTGACCCCTACGGCTCCGATTTTGTTCTTCGGGCCCCAGTCGGTCGGCGTCGGCATCGGCGGCAAGGATGCCCAAATCCTGCTCAGCAACGATGACGACTTCGGACGTTTCATCATGATGGTGTGGAGCCTCTTCGGAGCGTTTGAACTTCTGAACAGGGATTTCGTGACGGTTGCCTACTCCTTCGTTTACTGATATTTCCCGCTAATCCTTATTCACCACTTGTAGGCGATCCTTCTCATGGCCAAGACCATCTACCCGGGCAACTACGTCAATCGCCTGTCGGGCTACCAAAACCAGGCCGTGCTTGCCGAGCCTGGCCGGGCCTTCTATCAGGTTCTCGGCTACGCCCTGATTACCGCCACTGGCGCCAACAGCTGGCCCATCACAATCCCCAGCCCCGATCTAAGGGCCGACGACAAACCTCGTCCCGATCGGGTCGGCTTGGTGATTCCTATTGGCGCCCAGCTGTACTCGATCGGTTTCCGAATCCCGGACATGCGCCGGGACCGCTCGGTTGGCGTCGCCACCAGTGGCCTAGTCGGTACCAACACCAATCGACTGAAGCTGGCGGACGCGGTGGCCAACGACAACACGATCACCGCCGCCAACGTGGCCACCAGCTCAGCTCTAGCTCCGGTGGCCTCGGCTACCATCACCCCCCGGCAGGTGCGTCAAAGCCTGATCACCCCTGTCGCTCTGACAGCTGCTGAGACCTTGCTGCTGATGACCACCGACAGCACCGGCACCGTGGCTGGCTCTAACCTGACATCCGACCAGATTGGCGGCACCCCGATCATCGTCGAGGTCAACTACATGCTCGATGACGACGTGGCTGGCCTCGAAGACGTCAAGCTGCCATTCCGGGTTGAGAACTGAGTCTTGCGCCAGGCTCAGTAAGATAAGGGCACTCGATGCGTCGGGTGCCCTTTTTTATGCCTGCCGCCATGGCTCTCGTCAAAGACACGACCACCGGCCAGATCGTCGAGTTCATCGGCTATCACGACGTCGACTTCGCGATGGTCAAGACCAACGACGGCCGCACTTACTACCCGCAATTAACAAACCTGCTCTTCTTCGAACCAGGCGCAGGAACCAGCACCGATGGCCCCCAGCCTCAAAAAACAGCAGCCCAGCAGGCCGAGGATGAGATTCCGTCGAGCGCTATTCCTCCTGAAACCCGGATCAACCTCAATGCCGCCAGCGCTGAACAGCTGGTGGCTCTCAAGGGCATTGGCTACGCCACGGCGAAAAAGATCGTTGACTTGCGCAACTCCCTGCCTGGTGAGCGTTTCACCAACCTGGACCAACTGCGCACAATTGAACGAGTCGAGTGGAACGAAGTGCTAAAGCAAGACCAGTTCTTCGTTGGCTGAGCCCTAGACTGGCCTTGCACCCTCTGTGGGGTCGGTGGAACTTTCTTCTTACGACAAAAGCCGCACTCGGTTTCACCTGGGCATGAACTCCGGCGGTGGAATCCCCGCCGGCGACCTGTCGCGGCTGG